ACCAGCGCCTCGGTGTCGTCGGGATCCAAGAGCACGAACAGCTCGCCCGCCCCGTGGCCGCCCGTGAACACGTCGGTGCCGCGCCGGCCGCGCAAGAGTCCTTGAAGCGTATAGGAGCCGTCCGGGTTGAGCGTTACCTCACGGAACTGGATGATCTCCGGCTCGCCGTTGGCTTTCAGCACGAGCGCGGCATTGGCGCCGTTGACGAGAGCTTCCTGGGTGACGCTCTCCAGGCGCTCGCCGCCCGTCGTCATGAACACGATCAGCGCATTGTCCTCGTCCGTGCCGAAGGGCGAGCGCGGCGTACCCAGCGCGTTGGCGGTGGCCCCCCAGGCGGCCTCGCTCAAGGCCCGCCCCACCTGCGTCCAGGCCGAGCCGTCGGTGCTGCGATAGAGGGCGCCCCCCGGCCAGCCCGGGCTGCCGAAGCCGGCCATCAGGGCATAGAGGCGCGAGCCGGCGCCGCCGGCATCGTCCACATCGCGCAAGAGCGGCAGGTCCGGCAGGATCAGCCGGGTGGCGGCGTCCGCGCCCACCACCTGCGGCGGCCGGCCGGCGCCGCCGTCGGCGGCGACGCTGGAGACGTAGGTGGCGGCGGTCTCCGAGACCCCCTTCAGCGCCAGCGAGAAATCCGCGCCCACGTCGAGCCGGGTGATGCGGCCGCGGAACACCGCACCTGCCGGGAACACCACATCCACCACGTCGGTCGGATCGAGGCGGAGCCAGTCGGGCGGCAGCGCCGCCTCGTATTGGCTGCGCTCGATCCAGGCGCCGTAGAGCGTCTTGGCGGCGATGCGCTTGGCGCTGGTGGCATCGATGGCCAGCGCCAGCTCGAGGCTCGTCTGGTGGCGGGAGTGCATGGTGGCCAGCGGCAGCGCCGCCCGCTTGGCGCTCTGCGTGCCTTGGCTGTAGTCGGCGTCGCGGTCCATGTGGACGACGCTGACGCGCTCGGGCAGCTCCACCTCCTGGGTGCGGCGCTCGCGCCAGCTCTCGCCCGTGCGCTCGTCCAGCGGCAGCAGCATCTGGGCGTCGATGGCGGCGGCCGGCGGGCGCCCGCGCACCCGGAAGCGCAAGGTGTCGTCGCTCTCGACGGCGTCGAAGAACCAGGCCTGGGCCAGCGGCTCGATGGCGTCGCGCACCGTGGTCTGCCGGCCGATCACATAGCCGGGCACGGACTCCGTGAGCTCGGCGACGTCGATGTCGGCGAGCCCGAGCCCGGCGCGGGCGCACAGGTCGGCGACGATGGCCGACAGCGCCTCGCCCTCGCCGCCGCCGCGGTTGAGGAAGAGCCGCGCCCAGCCGTCGTCGCCGCGCACCAGGTGGGTGTCGGTGACGGCGTCGTACACCTGGGCGCCGCCCTCGCTCACGGCACTGGGCCAGGTCTCGTCGAGGACGACGGCGCCGGTAGCGGTGTCGAGCTGGACGACGCGCGTGGAGCGCATTACCGTCCAGCGCTGGCCCTGCAGCCGGCTCTGGCCGACGAACGGGCCCTCGTAGTTGATGAGGATCGGCACGGCGGTCTGCCAGACGATGCCGGCATCCACGCGCCACTTGATCGTATAGATGGTGCCGGCCGTGCCGCCGTTGGACAGGCGCACCTGGAAGATCACGCTGTCGTCGGTGGCATCGTAGCTGAGGCCGCCGGCGCCGCCATGGTAGCCGGTGGCGCCGGCCTCCAGCGCGGCCGGGGCGAGTGTCGCCAGCTTCTCGAAGGTGACGCCGAGGGACTGGCCGCTCGGCTCGTCGTAGCGGGCGAGTGCGGCGACGCGGATGCGGTAGAGGCCGAGGCTCGCATGGTCGGTGGTGGTGCCGCTGCCCAGCAGCCAGCCGTCGCCGAAGCCCTCGCCGACCATGCCGCCGATGACGCCGCGGCAGCGCGGCTCGTCCACCGTCCGGCCGGCACCCCAGACGTAGCCCATGGTGTCGGCGCACAAGAGGCCCACGTCGTCGAACAGCGAGCCCGTGAGCAGGAAGTCGATGCGCCCGGACGGCCCGTAGGCCGAGACCGTGCCGAGCCAGCTGGTGGCAACGAACCGGGTGGTGGTGTTGGTGAGGCCCGAGCTGGTGAAGCCGAAGCGGGCCACCTCCTTGAAGGCGTTGGGCTCGACCCGGATCAGCGGCCGCGAGTTGCCCGAGCCGACGCTCAGGCAGAGATGGCCGTCCTCGCCGCAGAACAGCGCGCCCGGGAAGGTGTTGGGCGTGACGGTGGTCACGTCGCTCATCCGCGCCTGGCGGTCTTCGGCCATGGTGCGGAGGCTGAAGCGGCGGAGGCCGGCGGCATCGGCGTGGCTGCTCGACGACAGAAAGTAGCCGTAGCCGCGGCGCCAATCGACGGCGAGTTCGCTCCCCTGGTAGGCGCCGAGGGCGCCGCCTTCGACGGTGGTGATCGGGTCGATCAGCTGATAGGGCTGCCGGACGGCGCGGCGATAGGTGATCTCGGCGGTGATGTTGGGGATGCGGTTGCCGAAGTCTGCGAGCGCCAGGTCCTCGAAGACGATGACAGAGAGCCCGCGATGCGCCGGCGCGCGGCCCTGGCCCACGTGCGCCTCGATCAGCGGGTCCGGCAGTTGGGTCTCGCGGCCGGCATGGAAGCGGAAGCGCAGGTTCGGCTTGGCGACGGTCGCCGCCGAGCCGGTCTTGTCATAGATGAGCTTGCCGTCGGCCCAGATCCGGAGCACGTCCTCGGCCGGGCCCGCGCCGAAGGCGAGCGCGAAGGAGGCGAAGTAGGCATAGGTGATGGCGGTCTGGGTGCTGCGCCCGCCGCCGCCCTTGCCGCCTGAACGGGTCCGGGTGACGTTCCGCTGCTCAGCTATGCCGGACGACCAGATCACGTTGCCGGCCATGCGCAGCGTGCCGTAACCGATCGGGATCGACGCCCCATAGGCGGAGGACGAGACCGTCAGATCGCCGAGCCGTGGTCCCTCGGTCGTGACGTTCTGCCCCTTGGCCGGAAACAGCAGGCTGCCGACGACGGAGCCCACCAACCAGCCGGCCTGCCAGCCGAGACCGACGGCGGAGCCGAGCGCGGCTCCCCCCACTGCGACGAGGATGGCCATGAGAAATCAGGATCCGGAATGGCGAAAGCGGAAGGCGAACTTGATCTTTGCCGGCCACTCGCCGGCATAGGGTTCTTCGATCACCTGCCGGCGCGTCGCATGGGCGTGCAGCAGATGGGGATGGCCGAGCCGCTCGGTCAGGAAGCCGCAATGGCAGGGATAGGCCTGATCGGCGAAGACGAGCACGTCGCCGGGGCGGGCCTCCGGGAGGGCGATACCGTCCATGTTGCCGCGAAAATGCTCGACGAACCCTTGCCCTTGCGCGCGACGGCCATAGCCGGTGCTGTCATAGTCCGAGAGATCGAGCGCGTGGGCGACGCAGACCACCAGCCCGACGCAGTCGATGCCTGAACGCGTACGCCCCTGATGCCGCCAGGGAACGCCGAGCCAGCCGCGCGCCTCGGCGACGATCGCCTCGGATATGATCATCTCAGCGGGCATCGGGATAGCTCATCATGGCGTCCTGCCCCGGCACGTAGGGCTCGCCGCGAAAGTTGAGGACGTTGGCGAAACGGGTGATGCAGGTGTCGAGGCGCTTGTCGCAGCCCGGGTGGATGCGGAAGAGGTCCCCGACCCGGATCGCGTAGCCCATTGGCAGGAACAGCTCGATGCGGCCTGTCGCCTGGGTCCAGCCCTTCACCTCGATCGAGCGTCCGGCATTCGGCCCGCTCTCCCAGGTCAGCACGCCGCCGGCAAACCATCCGTCGCTCGCGCGAGGCTCGTCGATCGATGCGTTGAACACCGCCCGGTCAATGACATCGATGACGATGCCGGCCCGGCTCCAAGCGTGCATGGCCTCGAACACAGCGGTTCCATCGGTCGTCTGCTGGCCGATGGCAGTTCCGTAGACCGGCTGTTCAGCACCCGTCGTGCCGGCACTGACGCAGCGGTAGATACGGTTCTCGAACACGGCGGACGTGCCGACAGCCGTCGTGGTGTCGGTGAAGAAACCGCTGACGGCGTCGAGCGCGGCGTTGCACACCGAGCCGCTTTGCCTCGTGCCGTTGAACATCACGCGCAGCTGCCGGGTCGCCGACGGGACCAGCGCGTCCGCGACCTGGCGGAGCGTCCAGAGGCCGGTCATCGCCTCATTGCCGGTGTCGAGCGGGCTGGCGAGCACAGCGCCCATTTCATCGAGCAGCTGCACGCGCAGCCGCCCCTGATCGACGGTGTTGCCGTCGCCATTGGCCCGCCATGCGCCCACGGTCAGGCGGTAGTCGCCGGCGTCGAGGGTGTCCGCGTCGAGGACAGCGGCGAGATCTACGGTCTGGCGCAGCTCGAAGCTGGCGACGTTGCCGCCTTCGAGGAAATGCGTGCCGGTCCTCGGCCCAAGCGCGCCACTTGCAGCCTTGGCCGCCGCCGAGCCGGAGGCCACGGTCCAGCCGGAGAGATTGCCGATATCGAAGCCGGGATTGATGAAGGGAACGCCGATCGTCGTGAGCGCCGAGGAAGTCCGTACCCGAGCGGTTTCGCCGACCTTGCAGGCGGTTGAACGCTGGATCTCGGGCGGATGGATCGGCGCCTTGCAGCGCGGATCGCCGAGATCGGCGCGGCATTCCGGGCTGTAGAGCTCGCCGATGCGCTGGGAGAGTGCCTGCGTCATGCCGCGCAGCTCGGTGCGGAAGACGCCCTGTTCGCTCAGCACCACCTCGCCGAACCAGCCGCGCCGCATGCGAAGAGCGCCCATCGAGGGATCGGCCCAGTTGACCAGGAAGATCCGGACCTCGGCCTGATCGAACAGCCCGGCGCGCAGCTCCTGCTCGGTGATGGCGTCGTCGTCGAACACGCCCTCGACATCGAGATTGTCGACGCTGAGGCTTGCATCATTGGCGATCGCGGTGCGCGAATAGCCCGAGCTGGCTTTGAAGACATCGCCATCGAAGACGAGATCGCGGTCGTGGTCGGTGAAGAAGAATTCCCGGCCGTCCACGCGCGTGATCCGCCAGCAGGTGGCGAGCGTGGTCACGGGGCCCGCCAGGTGGGTGGCGAGCGCTGTCGATGTGGACTTCATGGGCGGATCTCCAGCACCGGGATCTGGCCCCAGCTGCCGAGCTGGTAGGTCTCGATGGTGATGTCCATCTGGTCGCTGTCGAAACGAAC